ATCCTGTAGACCGTCCAGGCGGTCCTGTGAGTGCCGTACTTCGACCACGGTTTGGAGCGTGCCTGAGAAGCTGCGAAACTTTTCTCTCAAATCGTTCGAGATCTTTTCGCAATACACGCTGATCGATGGATATGTTAAGGCCCGACTCTGCTCGGCAAGGTCGGCAGAGACATTTTGTGCCAAGACGTTGCTCGCACCAATGGGCCGAGCCAACAAATTATCGGGGGCACTGAGAGATGACAAGCTGGAGTTCATGCCACTCGGTGCGGTGATTAATTGAATAACCGTCGCCGTCGCGGCGCTACCCAGTTTTGCAGCCATTAGCCCCTCGGTAAAACTCGCGGAATCGGCTTCAGGTGATTTGGCTCCTGCCCTCGGCCCGGGTGTGGTCCATTCGAAACCAAGGGGGCCGTTTGTATCCAAATCTGCCCGGCTGGAATCGGCGAGTTGTTTTGTAACACCAAGGCCTCCGGCGCAGTGCCGGCATACACGTTCCAATTTGTGGCAACCGGTGGAGCCGATCCTGGTTGTACTTGCAGGGCGCTCGCTGAGAGCGTAATAGGCGCGGGGACCGCGCTGGCGCCTTCGTCGCAAGAACTGTTTAGCCAAGCCATCGTCACGTAGTAGAGGCCGTCTGGAAGGCTGCCTGGAACGGCCACCAGCTGCGGCGGTTTCGCTCGCGGTACCGGGTGTGAGACAATACCGACACCGATTTGAATAAGTGTTTCGCGGGACTCGTGTGCGGACTCGCGGAACTGATCTCTTTTGGCCCCATACCTGTCATTCAATTGACTGTTAAAGGCATCGCTGTACACCATCTCCAAAGCCCGATAGGTGTGCCAGAGCTTCAACGCTTTTGTGACAACAACACCTCCCAAGCTGGGCTGCGCGGTCACCCAAAAAGGCTGCTCCACAAAGCGCAGGCGGTTCAACATAGTGATCAGTTCCAGTCCGATTTCCTCTCGGGCTAACGCCATCTTTTGAGTGACATCGATTTGTTCTGCGTTAGCGACAGTAAGCAACTGCGAGTCCTGTGCTACCAGATCCTCCAGTTCGGAGATAGAACCATCCATGAACAGCGCCATAAGCTAGGCTATCCTTGCAGATTGCGGAGCGCCGATTTTAATTGATTTAGCTCGTTAGTGGGGATGATGGAAAGTTGTACTCGTCCCGCCTTGGCTTCCTGCTCGGCGGATCGTGCAGCATCTGCCTGCCGACTGCGAAACGCATCCGCCTCGTCTGACTGAGCAAGCCGTGCGATGCCGTCCACCAGCATCTTCGCGGCTACTCCCGGCGATACTTCTGTAAACGTGCCCGGCCTCCCTCCATCCGAGGTCTCGAGACTCACCACAATGGCATACTCGTCAGCGATTTTCGATTCGATGTCTCGAATTTTTTGGTAGTAGGCCCTTAGATCCATCCTGTCTCTCCTCCCACCGGAAACGGCGGGTTCTCAGGCGCGAAAAAGTTTCACGCCTTCTGACTATGTATATACCTGCACGCCTGCTTCATTGCGCAAGATGCCGCATCCGTATAAGACGTCTACCGTAAACTGCTGAGCCAGTGTGTTCGGCTGATAACTCATGACTACCCTCATTCCGAAATTGCCGAGCTCAGCGTATTCCGCAATTGCACCGGTACCAGGTAAGGGTTGCGGGAGCCGCCGCATGACTAAGCCGATGGCGCTCCGAGTGAAGGCGAGATTGTGAGTCGTTACCGGACTACTGCCGGTCTTGGGAACCAATTGGCTCCGAAATACGAAAAAGTCTTTAACTTTCCCTACGGTACCGATCACGAGGGCTTGGAGCCCGGCGTCACCCGCCGTTTGAAATTCGCTAAACCGCGGAATCTGCCGCCACGCGGAGTAAGTCGCCCCATCCACCACAAAATATTTCTGGTCGGTGGGAGGAATTTTGGCCAGAAAGAGCGCGGTTTCCGCGGAATCGATGATGGCTTCCGTTATAGGCGTCGCCGGCGTACCGACTGGCGCGTTGGCTGTGAAGCCGGCATAAAGGCTCAGGAGATCCCGTTCTACGCGTTCCGCGATCGCGACGACGGCCGGCTCCATATAGACCTTCAACAGGTCCGGCACGGCCAGTACCTTGGTCACATCCGGAATCTGAAATGTCGCTTCGCAATGTGTATTTAACACGATTTGAGCGTTTCCGAGATTTGGGTTTTGCGTTTGTACCGTTCCCCCCTCTGCGATGTTATTCGCCACCATGGTAGGTGGAATCGGCACATTGACAGTGTCACCGGCCTGCGCAAGCACGGGTTCATAATCTCGGTTGACGAGATTCCCCATTACCAGATTACTGACGAGCACCGGCAAAGCATCTGCCGCCACCAGCTTGACAATCGCACTTGCTACATTCGCTGAAGTAATTGCTGCCATTCTTTCTCCTTTTCAGTTGGCGGCTTGCCGCCGGCTTTTTTCCGATTACATCCCCCGGAGGGTCTGCGAGGCAACACGTACGATCTCTTCTCGTACGCGTTGCATTTCCTCGGGGCTCATGCCTGGGCGAATCTTGTCCAGGTCGACAACATCCTTGCTTGCCGCCGGGCTTTTAGAGTTCGCTGTAATGCCGGTTCCGCCGGCGATCCTGGCCGGCAAGAACTCCGGGTTTTCTTTTACAAACGCAGCGAGATACTCCTTTACCGGTATCTCACCGCTCTCCCCGCGCGCCACCAAACGGCCATCCTCCGAACGCACGATGCCGTCTTGAACCGCCTTAAAGGCCAGATCGACCTTCGAGACACCCAGCCGCTGCAGTTCAGCCCGAACCGCGGAGCTTCGTTCCGCTTCTTCCGCTACTTGCCGGCTGCGCTTGTTTTCTTCTATAACCTCATTCAATCGCCGTTCGAGCTGCTCTCTGCGCTTGCGCTCCTCCTGAAGTTCCGCCTTATGAGCGGGTTCGCTCTTGGCTTGTTCCTGGTTCATGAATTCCTGAAGCGTGTTTCGTACGATCGCTTGTATGTCGGTGCCTTCCATAGGTCTCCTATCCGGCGTACGTCCTCGCATCGATTTCCTCTGCGACTTGATTCTTGACCTCCTGGCGCACATCGCAAAGGTATTTGAAAGCAAGCTTCTTGAAAATCTGCTTGGTCAATGTCTCCGACTTGATTCCCAAGTCCAGCAGCTTCCTCGCGTCGTCGAGTTCATTGCCGAAATCATCTATATCGAACTGGTCCATCCCGGAGACATCAATGACGATATCGTCTTCCCGGGCCGCCACGATGGCACGAAGCACCTGCTTCATGACGTCCTTCACCGTATCGCCATATCCGTGCAATACGTCCTGCGTAATGCTGAAATCCAATTGCTTGCTGAGCCCGGACTGGTTCTGGTAGGTGGAGCTTACGTCGCTGGCTTGCGTCGTAACATAACACACGCGATAGATTTCATCTTTTAGTCTGATGAGGTTGTCTGCTGCGATTTGATAAACTTTCCCCTCTGGCTCAGTCCACCCAAAACGATCTTGCGGTCCCAATTGGATGTAATAGGACTCGCCCACGATCTGGTTCCACTCCCGATCCGAATATACGACCGGCGTCGCAAACAGACTCATCGTCAGTGCCCAGGACAGCGCGTTGGACTTATTAAAGTGTTCCAGCTGTAGAAGTGCCGCTTTGTTCATCAGCCACAAACCTTCGCTCACTTGCAATCGGAATATCGGGACCCGGTGCAGTGAAGCCAGCCCATGGCGGCCTTCGTCGATCAATTCGACCGGGTTGGAATCGCCAGCTTTGCGATAGATTAAAAAGCCTTCCCGATCGTAATAGATCCAGCGAGTCTCTCTTTCCCATTTCGGGTCACTTACATTGGATTGCTGAAGGCACGACGTGCGAATCACGGCCCAGTCCAACCCGCCAGACTCGTTATAGTTCCAGTTGATTACCTCATCTGCGCTGTAGTCAACTAAGTAAGCCCGGGATCGACCCGTGGTGTCTTCATCCGCGCGTGTCAACGCAGCGCTCTCAGCGCGTGGAAAGTCGACGACTACATAACTGGAGCCACATACCAACGCATCCACGAACCGTCGCCGAAAAAACTCGCTCAGCCCCGTGCCTTTCAAGTCACAGTCTTCTGAAAGCCGGCTGTAAAAGCCTTTGGTCGCAGTGTCATCGGTTTCAAAGACAAGCATCGGTTCACGCCGCAAGAGCGTAGCCGCGTACCAGTCCACGATAGAGCCGATATAGTTCTCGTAGAACACCCGGCTCAACCGTTCTCCGTAAACTTCGGTGGGCTCCTTGTGCCTTCGAACCAGGTACTCCGCGGCGTTCGTGCGCAGTTGCTCTCCCCCTACGTAAAGGTCTTTGTATTGCCTCCACATCGCCTTTCGCGCGATGTACTCGGGGTGCTCCCGGTTGATATTCGGCGGATTCAAATCAGCCGCTCCCTGCGTTCGCCGATGTGCGCCACCGGCCGGCATTCTTGCCAGATCAAGTATCCGAGCGCGTCGGAAAGGTGAGTGCGGAAGCGGTCCCGGTCTTTGTCGATTTGATTGCTGTCTTCCTTGAAGCTAACCTGCTCGAAGTCCTTGATAAGTTCCCTACATTTCGGATCGATTAAAACGCCAACGTCTCCCGACGCAGTCCGGAGCTTCGAGTTCATCAAGTTGATTCTCTCCCGAACGTTCGGATTCGACCGCGGGACGCGATACTGCACTGGCATGTTCGTATGGACGCCAAAGTATTCTCGAACGATCTCGTAGTCCGACGCTCCCGTGGTCTGGCCCTGAAATCCCGAGGCGTCCCCGTATACGATTATTCCGGCTTCGTGGTTCGGATACCTCTTCAGGAATTCTTCGCAGGCTTGTTGTGTCGTGGCACGCCTGATCACAATTTCATCCAGCACTCGCACCTCTTTGCGCGCGATTTGGGCAATCACCGAGCTCATTGGATCGACATTGAAATCCAACGTCCAGAGCAGCGGCAGGTAACTGTCGGGCTTCAGTTCCTGGACGTTCCGTTGGCGCGAGAACGAGCCGTAAACCATACCGCCGGTCATGTTCAGATATGATCCGAGCACCTCCTGCTTGTAAAAGTTCTCGTCGTAGCTGTCCTGAAGCCGCTTATAGAAATCCGGGATTTGGTCGAGCAAAAAGTGATTTTCGAACGGCTTGGCGATCACGACGTCGTACCCTTCTACTCGATTTGCAAGAAATTTACGATACACCCAGTCATAACCTTTAGGGGTCCACACGGCGAAACCGCTCAAACGTTCGGCCTTCGGATCTCGCAGCCGCCCTTCGAGCCTGAGCCACGCTGCCTCCTGCGTATAAGTCAACTCATCCAGTCCGAACCACGCTAAATTTGTTCCACGTAACCGCTCAAACTCGTCCACCGGGCGAAACAGGATTCGTGAGCCCGTGTCTTTCATCAAAAGCGTGTTCTCAGCTTTGTTATATTCGAATGGGACGCCGTTCAAGTCCAAAATTTCCAAAAGCGTCGCTTGCGTCGCATCTCGGAGCATGGGGAAGGTCGGCGCACCGAGAAGTCCGAGCCGCCCTGGATTCAGATAACTTAATTTGATCGCCTCTTGAGTGAGCGCCTGGCTTTTGCCGCTGCCGATTGGTCCAGAGAATCCTTTGAATCTCGCTTCCGATGCATGAAACAGTTTCTGTGAAGGCAAGGGATCATAGGCTATTCCTCGGGTTCGGACGTCGAGGCCGGATCGACCCAT